TACTTAGTATATTCTTAGCCTTTTCAGTTATCTGGTTAGCCTCATCTATGCAGGCAAAAGTTAGCTCTAAACTCCCTAAGCTATCAAAATTAGCATCACTAGGATATAAAAATAAATCCTTTAGTATAATACTGCTACCATTATAAAAGGTTATAATATTGCTCTGAGCGTTATAAGTATAATGCTCTCCAGCCTTTATATCCCATTGGCTGCATACATCCCAAAAGGTTAGTAAAGTAGTTTTTTTAAGAGCATCTAATTTACTCCTACCTATTAAACCTCTTACTCCTGGATACTGTAAGCATGTTATGATAGCATAAGCGCATAGTAAATAACTCTTACCTCCTCCAGCAGCACCTCCATAAAGTAGCTCTGTAGTAGTATTATCTAGCATATACTTAAAAGCCTGCTTTTGCTTATTAGTTAAATCTGGGCTTATATCTATCATCTACTATATTAGCAGTTAGGAGTTTCATCTAAATTTATATTAATCTTAATCTTATCTCCTTTACTAGTTATATCAGTTTCTGAGCGCTCTATATACCCTCTGCTTTTAGCTCTAGTCTTTAGGTAGAATAATACGGCTGCTACATTACCATCCTTAATTAAACTCTGTAGCTGGCTCTCAGCATCATCTATTAAGCCCTCAGTAATATCCTCTACTATAGCCTTAAAATCCTCATGCTTATCCATCCAGTTATAATAGGTACGCCTATTAATGTTCATAGCCCTGCATGCTCCAGCTACATTACCTCCCTGCTTAGTAAGTAGCGTTAAAAATTTATCCCTATCCTTTTGATTATATGCCATCCTTTTTTATATATGTATAATTAGTGTATTTTTATATAAATATAAACTCTATCCATTATAGTTACTACCCTCAATATTTACTCCTCCTTTATTATCCTCATTTTTAATAGCCTTTTTTAAATCATCATACTTACCAGCCTTAATATCCTTATCTATTTTACGCTTTAATTTACGCTTAGTAGCTCTATCTAATTTAGGCTTATTACCATAAACCTCCTTAGTTTTTCTATCCATAGTTATTAGCATTATAATCCTTTACATAATATACGCCTCTATCATGCTTTAGATTTTGGTATTTACCATTTACTCTCTCTGGTATTCTCTTAAATCCAAATTGCATATAATAGCCTAAATCCTCAGTTATTACCTTAGGTATATCTAGCTTTTTTATCTCTATCTTTTGCTTAGCCCTGCCTCTAGTTAATCTCATCTTATAACATCTTTAGCCTCATACCCTTTTATTCTCTCTAGCCTCTTAATCTCCATGTTAAGATGAGCTATAGCTTTAGTATAATCATCTATCTCCTTATCTATATTACTCATAGCCTTACTCTTTTTAGAGCCAGCTCTTAGGATATAACTACATACGCTCCCTATATTATAGCTTAATCCAAAATCCTCTATAATATGAGAGGCCTGGTATTTAAATATCTTACCTATATAGTAGCTAGGAGTTAATCCTAACTCATCTTTACTCAGTAACATTTTAGGATTTACTTTGCAGCATTTCTCTTTACTCATAATCTCTCTCTTAATTTGTTATTATTCTTTGCTGCTCTTTTACCATCTTTATATACTACTATCATCTTACAGATAAAAGCTATGCATATAATATATCCTAATACTATTAATATCATCTATTTTTATATTTAGTTAATTTTTCTATTATCTCATCATCATTATATACTTTTCTAGCTCCTTTATAACTCTCTGGATTATATAGGCTTTTAACCTCAGTAATCTCATCTTTAGAGTTAAAGTATAGTATCCAGCCTCTAGCTATTCCATAATAGTCTAGCGCTCCCTTAGTTTTTACTATTAATTGTAGTGTAGTCATTACTTATTGTATTCTTTATATAATCCCTCTAGGCCATAAAATACAGTACCTAGGCATGCCTGGCATGAGGAGTTACCTTTAAAATTAGTACCAGCTACTTTATTCCAGAATTTAATAGCTATAGCCTTATCCTGCTCATTAGCTGCTCTACCAGTTTTTATAGATAGCCAGATAGTACTTAGCTCTTTTATCTCATCCTTATCTAATTCTCTCATTTTCTCCATTTATTTTTAGGGCAACTCTCAGTACTCCAGGATGCTTTAACCTCTACTGGGCATCCACAAATTAAGCACTCATCTTTATCTGCCTCATAATACTTACAAGATAAGCAGGTTAATACTCTCTCATCATATAACTCTTTACTAGTCTTTATAAATCCTCCAGCAGCAAACTTAGCAGCTGCTAGAGTAAAGTTACTCAGTTTCTTTAATTTCTTTGGTTTTGGCATCTATGTTATCTTTAATATAATTTCTTACCTTTTTTAATGTGTTAAATATACTAGTACGGCTTATCCCAGTTTTAGCAGCGAGGCTATCTAAAGTATAGCTATCTCTATAATAGGTTAAAAATAACTCTCTATCATACCAGTATAAATTTGAGAGCAAATCATCAATACCATCTAACCTAATATGCGTACCGCTCCTACTATCATCTCCTGGCTTATTCTGGTAGTTATCTGGAGAGTATGTTAAGGTACTAGTATTACTATCAAATAGCTCATAATACTTATTATACTTATAATAGTAGCGGCTAGTTTTACTCTTAATATTTAGGCTTATCATCCTTATTATATACCATAGTAAACCATCCTTATTATATATATCCTGGAGCGTTTCCTTTTGCATCTTTAGGCAGGCCTCCATTACCATCTGTACTACATCACTAGCCTTATCCTCATCCTGGCATATATTAAAAGCCACCTCCTTATACTTATCATATCCTAAGGCTAAAGCATCATATACATCTCCTTTACTCATCTATTAACTCTATTTCATTTAAAGCGGATAAGCATCTACTAGCAGACTGTAGTACATCAGAGTAATATATATTGCATGTTTCAATATCTCCGCTCTCTTTTAATCCAGATATAAATCCAGCTATAGCATAGGTTAAATTAGTAGGTATTATCCGTATCCACTCATAAAAATACTCCTCCTTTTCTTCACTAAAGGAGTTAGAGTAATCCGTAATTACATTAATAACCTCAGATAGCAGCCTAAAAGCCTCTTTAGATGGCCTTAGAGCCTTTAAAGATGCATCTAGCTCTAAGTAGTAGGTAAGCATTATAATCTCATGCTCAGCGCTTATATATAAACTATCTCTCTCTGCTCTATTAAGGTACTTTAACTTCTTACTCATCTATTTAAAATGGTAAATCATCCTTAGTATCCTCTGCAGTACTATTACTAGCCTCAGGCTTTACATATACATCAGATAAAGCAGCGCTAAAAAATTTACCATTTGCTCCCTCTTTAATCCAGAGCGCTATCTGCTGCTCAGTACCATCCTTTAATAGTATCTTACCTTTATAATCTGGCTGATTTTCAGCAGTCTTATAATCATTCTTAAATATACTACCAAAACCTGGCTTTTGTTTAAATTCACTCATCTTACTCATTTTTAAATTATTACTAGTACAAATGTAACTTTTTTTTATACATATTAAATCTAACTTATCAACTAGTATTAACAAATTACTCTTACTCATCTGTTAATACTACAATACTAGGCTCATTACTCCAGTACTTTTCTGCAGTTAGGCTATATACATAACTATCCTCATCTAGTAGAGCATCTAAAAAAGCCTTAGCTAAATTATCTATATCTGGCTTAGCTTTATGAGGCTTACCTAACATCTGCTCCCTTTTCTTTTTACTCCATGATTTAGCCATAGGTATAAAAAATATTAGGCTTACCTTATCTCCTGGTATATATTGTAGCTTTATAGCCTGGCGCTCTAGCTCATTACAAAAATCCCAGTATTTAAGTACTATAGGCCTCTTTTTCCATCTATCCGCTCTAGTCATCCTAGGCTTAGGGCATGGCTTTATATTAAACTCTATTCTCATCTTAAAATGGCTTAAAATCCTCATTATAAAATTTAGAGGTAGCTCCTCTAAAATCTAGTACTGCAGTACCTAAACTACCAGCCCTATTTTTAGCTACTATTATCTCAGTAGTAGTATCATTATTTTTAGAGTAGTACCCATCTCTATATATAAATATAACTTTATTAGCATCCTGCTCTATAGCACCGCTCTCCCTTAAATCTGATAGCATAGGCCTTTTATTACCTCTGCTCTCTACTGCTCTAGATAACTGAGATAAGCAGATAATAGGTATATCTAACTCCTTAGCTAAGGCTTTTAAATTCCTGGATATAAAAGATATTTGCTGCTCTCTATTTTGTTGCTTGTTAGTTTTATCTCCTCCAGATAATAGCTGCATATAATCTATAATAATCATATCTAATTTAGTCTTATGATTTAGCTTTTTAGCTACTGATTTTATACCGAATAGCTCAGAGGTTTCTGCATCTACATTAAGTAGGCCAGAGTTTATAATATCAGAGGTATCATGGTATACGCCTTTATACTCCTCCTCAGTTAATTGGCCTCTATGTATCCTATCTCCCTCTATTCCAGATAGATTAGATACTAACTTTAATCCTAGCTCTGTAGCAGTCATCTCTACTGAGTACATTAGTACCCTCTTATCCTGCTTAACGGCCTCCAGCATAAAGTTAAGAGCTAAAGTAGTTTTACCCATTCCAGGCCTAGCTGCTAATACTATTAACTCTCCTTTACCCCATCCATTAGTAAGCCTATCTAAATCATTAAAGCCAGTAGATATACCAGTACATCCTCCAGCATTAGTACTAGCCTCCTCTATAGCCTTAAAAGTATCTTTAAATAGTGTAGTAGTATTAACTATAGTTTCTTTAGGAGCAGCACCTACCTTATCTATATAGCTACTAACTTCTGCAGTTAAATCAAATATATCATTATCTAAACTAGCTGCCTTTTGCATTTTAGATATTCCTGCTAGCATATCTCTCCTCATCTCTA